TTATTTGTCAAATGACGGGTTGCAAGCATAGTAATTTTTGCTGTCGAGCTTATCCGTCACGAGTCGCAAGCCCTCACCGAAGCGTTGGTAGTGCACAATTTCACGTTCACGCAAAAACTTAATCGGCTCAATTATATCCGGGTCGTCAACAAGGCGCAAAATGTTATCGTATGTTACCCTTGCTTTTTGCTCTGCCGCAAGGTCTTCGTTTAGGTCGCCGATAGTGTCGCCCGTTACGGCTATGCTTGCCGCATTCCACGGCGCACCGCTTGCTGCTGTCGGATAAACTCCTGCCGTATGGTCAACAAAGTATGCCATAAAGTTAGGATTTTTTTCAATCTCATCCTCTGTCAAATTGCGGGTAAGTTGGTGTACCATTGTTCCTATCATTTCAAGGTGCCCCAATTCCTCAACGCCTATGTCCGTAAGCAATCCCTTGAGTTCGGGATACGGCATTGAATATCGCTGAGAAAGATAGCGAAGCGACGCACCGAGTTCCCCGTGCGGCCCACCGTATTGCTTTTAGATATAGGTTAAAGATAAAAATAAATGGCGAGGTTATTATCTTCTTTTTCGTATGTTATATGGTCTATAACGGAGCGGAGTGCTTCGTTTTTAACTGCTTCGTCTGTTTCGGGGGATTTAATCGTTTTTAAAACGCTTGCAACCTTATCAACAAATTTTTTAGGAACTGCCTTGCTTTCTTTTGGCGGCACTTTTGATTTTGCATTTTCGTATTCATCAATGCGTGACTGATAGGTGCGCTTTTTTACGCCGTATTCTTCAAGCGTGTCAAAGCCTGCGTCGTATGCTTCGCTTGCTCGGCGGATTTTCTCTTTTTCCTGCTTGATAAGCTTATCGTAGTCGATATTCTCTTGCGGATTGTTTTGCGTTTTATAAATGATATTAAAATCTAATGTTTTAAGTGTTTCCTCAATTTTGTCTATAACAACTCTGTTTGCCTTGGCAACAGAGAGGCTGTGTGAAACCTTACAAACACCTCTTGCGTATTGGTGGCATTGCATTGCCGGGCTTTGAGTACCGACATATACGAGAGTAGCACCGCAGTTGCCGCAGCGCATTAAGCCTTTGAGCATAAATTGAACAGGCTGTTCCCTGCGTTGATATTTGCCATAGCGCTTCTTTTGGTCTGCTATCATATCCTGTACCCTTTCAAATTTGTCCGTGTCAATAATTGCTTCGTGTTTGCCGTCAATTATCATTACGTTACTGTTGTCACCCTTGTAACGTTGCTTTGATTGTTTACCTTCGGGCGACCACCTTATTTTGCCTATATAAACAGGATTTTGTAAAATATATTCAACAAAGCGGTTGTCGGGAATGTTACCTCGCTTTGTTCTGATTCCCATTGCGGCTAATTCCTGTGCTATTGCACGGTAGCCTTTGCCTGCTAAATATGAATCGTAAATATAATTAACGGTTTTGGCATTATCGTTTGGTACGTACGTCTTATTTTTTAAATCATAGCCGAACGGCGCAATCGTCATTACCTCGCCACGGCTTGCTTTTTCCGTCATTCCTCTTGTAACTTCCTGTGAAAGTCTTGTCGAATAGTATTCATCCATAAACTCGATTATTCTTTCAATCAGCGGAGCAAAAGGCGAATCGTCGATTGTTTCGCTGACGGAAATAACAGCTACATTAATTTTACGAAGCATTGATTTATAGACGATACTTTCTTCTTGATTTCGAGCGAAACGGCTGAATTTCCAAACGAGAATTGCGTCAAATGGGTGCTCTTTCGATTTTGCATAGCCTATCATGCTGTTAAAGGCTTTACGCTTTTTGACGCTTCTGCCGGATATTCCGTCGTCGTAAAATACATATTCATCAGGCACTATATAATCATTGCTTTTGGCGTATTGTCTAATGAGCTTAAGCTGACTGTCCGGGGAGTATTCATCCTGCCGGTCATCAGATACTCTGATGTATGCTGCGGCATATTTCATTTAATCACCTACCTAATCTATTGTTACCTTAATATTGCAGCCATAATATGTTTTAGGAGGATCTCCACCTGTAATTTTTATGATTTTAGCTGTTATGTTATGGTCTGAGTTATTATAAAGTAGTTCACTCTTTTTAATATTGATTTCGCCTAAATCTTCGTCAGTGCGTGTTAAAATTGCAAGGAATACTTTTTTTCCGTCACGATTAATATAAGGCTCAAGATGAATAGGAAAATCTGCGTAAGGTTCTGTTGAAAAAAAATCTGCATTTATATCTATTGCACTTAAAAAACTTTGGCGAGTGTGGTGAGAAAAAATACTGTATTCAGTAACTTTATCGAGGTTTGTATAAAATGACTTTTCCTTATCTAACAAGCCATAGTTATCATTAATTCTTAATTTTATATTATAGAGAAGATGAATAGCTTGGGTTAGTGTGTATTGAGTTGGAATGTAATTTTGCTTTACAAATTGATTTTCGATTTGTAAATAAAATTTATTGTTAAAAATAAGTTGGTCATCTGGAATATTTGCAATATCTTTTAAATCTTCATATTGAAAAATGAATTTGTAATATTCTTCGGGAAAAATATCTTTTAAATCTTGGATTTGACTTTTAATATTAAAATATTCAATAGGCGTAATGAATGGATATATATTATTTAAATATGTTGTCAAAGAATTAGATAAATCCATTTTCTTCAGTTTGATATCCAAAAATTTATCAGATAGCTCTTTTGCTTTAGGTGCACAAATTTCATCTTTTTTACGCTTTTCTTCGTAATATTTATCTCTCTTATTTCTTACATTGATTTCTAATTCTTTATCATTTTGACCGATAGTATATGATACATAAAGTGCTTTTTGATAATCATCCTTTTTAAGTGATATTTTATCAGTGAAGTTGGGAATTAACCAATTTCCTATTTGGTAATATGCAATTATGAAAAAAGGAACAATAGCAATTTTAGCTTTAAAAGACTGTTCACCAATTAAAAATGAAGAAATTGCAAAAATTAAAACCATAATAACAATGCCGAGTATTTCTCTTGCGTTACTGCTTAATTTTTTTGTCGATTCTGTAAATGCACGGCAGTTATATAAATATAATTTTTCACCTTGATTAAAATTTATTATAGGTTTCATATCAGCTCGAAAAATGTTTCCTGCACCTTTTCCTTTGCTGTCAATAATGCAGTAAGCTGCATAATTTTTAAAATACCTGTCAGTGTCTACTTCTAAATAATAATTGCCGGGTTCGTCTTTTGATAAGACCATTTCATCCTTAATTTCCTCGAAGTTATTTTCATCAATATGAACAAAATGGTCCGCTCCAGACTTTTTGTAAAGAAATTCTTGTATTGTTAAATTGTACTCCTCGTTCATTTTATCCCCTTATTGTATTGATTTATAAAATCCTCAAAGTTTGAATAAACTTGTCTTTCTAATTGGCTTGTTAAAAACTTATTTCGCTTATAAAGCAATTCCATACGTTGCGCTCTGTATGTAGCGGCTTGATAAGAAATGTTGCATATCTGCGAAATGTCATTTGCGCTATGTAAGTGAAGCCCCCAAAGGACACAAGCCGGTGCAAGTAGCCGAGCGGCAAACATATCAGCTTGTGTTTCTTCTTCAGGTTTTTCTTTATATTCATTTTCGCTATCGCTTCTGTTAAGCAAGGATATGTGGCCTAAGAATATATGACCGAGTTCGTGTGCAATAGTAAATCGTGCTCTTTCTGATGACATATTATCGTCGAAAACGATATACCATTTGCTGTCTATAAGTATGCTTAACCCTATTTGATTATCCTTGAGGAGATGACAATCACTATTTTTTACAACTTTAATGTCGGCTTGTTTTGCGATATCGGTTATTTTTACCGGCAACCGACTTACATTGTAATCTAAAAGGACTTGCCATGAAGCGTTGCGTACGTATTTGTATTTTCCATAATTTATCATTTTTTTATCACCACAAACATTTTAAATGTTTGCAGTAATAAATTATACAGGTAAATATTGGTAATTATAATAAACTATATATCCTCATTATATTCTTTGGCTTTTTTCAAGCTCTCAACTTCCTGCGCTGAGAGTTTTATTTTTTTAGTAGTACGTGCAGCCATAGGATATTCGACTGTTCTTTGTGAATTATTACTGATTCCGAGAAGAGTGTTTACTGCTGATTGCATTTCAGGTTTGTTACGGTATGCTGTTATTAATTCTTTTTCAAGGGCAGAAAATTTAAAAGTAGGCTCTCTTTCTACATCATAACCCATAAGCCATGTTTCAGTAACATTTAAAGCCTCGGCAAGAATAGATAATCTTATTTGAGTTGGTTCCGCTTTACCTGATACATATTGACTAATGTCGTTTCTACCAAGCCTGACATTATACTTTTTGCAATATGGCATGCACTTGTTTAATAAGTCGACTTGTCTTAAATTCTTTTCTTCCATTATTAATTTTAAGCGTTCTTGTGTATTGCTTTTTTTCATAAAATCACCACCTTTTTGTAATCAATATAACATAATATAACGAAAAGTTCAACAAAGATTACAAAAAAGTTCAAGAAAATGTATTTTTGTACTTGACAAAATCAAAAAGCAGTGATATATTAAAGATGTTCAATAAATTGAACAAAAGGAGACTTCTTTATGAAATACGATTATTCAAAATTAATTGGAAAAATTGCAGAATATTATAAAACTCGTAGAGCGTTTTCAAAAGCTATGAAGATTTCTGAAAAATCTTTATCAGTAAAATTGAACAACAAAGCCTCTTTTTCACAAGATGAGATTGAAAAAGCGTGTATTCTGTTACATATTGCTGATATCGAAATACCTCTATATTTTTTTACAAAGAAAGTTCAATAGCTTGAACATATCCACTAACACTTAATCAAGGCAGCAGGGTGCAGGCTGAAATATCCCCTTACTGTTCAACTGAAATCAGCCGGGAAGCTATCAACTCCATAGTTTTATTTTTCTCCAAAAATATATGAATAAATCAAACATAACCCCCTTTTCTTAAGTTATAGATAGTTAGCTCTGCTGTTTTGGTTAAGTGTTAGTGATAAGGACAAAAAGTATCATCATAGTTTTTTATTGAGGTGATGAAATGGCAAAAAGAAAAGAACTGACGGCGACAGTCAGCGTGATAATGGAAGACGGCACGGTTAAGCCGTTTGAAGAGCTGACCGCCGAGGAAGAAAAGCGCCTGAGGAAAAATATCAGAAAAAGGCTTGAAAAATCAATGAGCCTATATTATTCAAATCACCCTGAGGAGTTTGCAAAGCTTAAGTAAAAATGAAAGGAAGTGAAAAAATGTATAAATTGCCGCTGATTGTGCTTGCCGCTTTTGCGTTCTATTGCGCAGTGTGTTTAATCGCTATTAGAATCAGGGAAAAGAAAAAGCCACTCCGCAAGCGGAATGACTTTGCAAGAAAGTGCCGATATATATTCTCCGATAATGCCGAGTGGGAATACATATTGCACAGCATTAAATGAGTTGCGATAACCCAATTGACACCATTATGTTATCACAACTCTTATAAAAAATCAATAGGAGTTGAAAAAATATGGAAGTTTTTACAAATGATATTTGCCCAAACTGCAGGAATGAAAGTTTTGAAAAATGCAAAGCGGATTTTACGCAGATTACGCTTGACGATGTAACGAGGGCAGTTGTTGACTGCAAGCTATACAAGGCTAAGCCGAAGCATAAGCTTAAGATTACATACGAATGCGAGGGCAAGATAGCCGTCGTTGAAAAGGTGGTATACGAACTGCCCGAAGTAGAATGGCAGCAGGCAGACAAGAGCGCTGAGGATATAAGCACCGACGATATCAAGGTCATTGTTGAATATCTTAATAATAAAATCGGTGCGCACTATAAGCCTCTCGGCAAGAAAATTAAAGAGCTAATCAGGGCAAGAATGAATGAAGGCTACACGGTTGAGGATTTCAAGACGGTAATTGACAAGAAATTCAAAAGCTGGGGCAACGACCCAAAAATGAGCTTATACTTGCGGCCGTCAACGCTTTTTGGCACACGCTTCGGTGAGTACCTAAACGAGTATCAGGCATTCGACCCAAACAGACTGAGTTGCAAGCCTACATATGATATTGAACAGGTAAAAAAAGATATTTTAATGCATTCGTGCGGAGAGGATATATTATGACATCAGAGGAAAGAATTGAAAAAGTAAGCCAGCTTCTTATGGAAGGAATGACGGACGAAAAGAAAAGTAAGGAAAATTACTTAAAAATTGCTCAGCTTGAAGTTGATAATATTGTATCGGTAATAACACCGAGTTCAGCTGTTGAAACAAGTTTTATTCTTTTTGCACTTGAACAAGTTACGGAAATGATAAAAGGCACAATGAAAAGATATCCGAAGCAGGAGATTAATTATTGTGTTTTGAAGAGCTTAATAGGCTCAAAAGGAATGTGTATTGAAGTACCTAAGGGGAGCAAAGATGATAAATAGTGTTGTTTTAATGGGACGCCTGACCTACGAGCCTGAGTTAATGGCAACAAATGAGGGCACGTCTTTTATAAACTTTCAAATTGCGGTTGACCGAGGTTATTCTAAGGACAACCGTGCTTGTGACTTTATAGATTGTACCGCTTGGCGGCAGACTGCCGAGTTTTTGAAAAGGTATTTTCACAAAGGCTCAATGATTGCAATTGAGGGCAGACTGCAAACAGATAATTATGTTGCAAACACAGGCGAAAACAGAAAAAGCGTAAAAGTGATTGCAAATCAAGTCAGCTTTTGCGGTGAAAAAGGACAACCCCTGGCGCAAGTAAACGAAAATGCAGAATTTGAGGAAATAGAATAATGAGGGTTGCGAAAAACTGTTGTTACATGAAAGTGACAAACGATAAATACAGATTGTCGGTTGCTGTTGCCGATTCCGCAGCTGAGCTGCCCGAGTATATTGAGCAGTTGAAGAATTTATCTAAGTTTTAAAGAAAAGGAGCAACTTTCAAAATGAAATTTGAAAAAGTAACAGAATTATGCAAAAAAAGCAGGAAGTTTTTAATCTTTAAGTATTCAGAAAAGATATATTTTCTCGGTACCGGCAACGCAATGTTTGTAGTGCCTGACGGTACAATTTGTACACCTGAATACTTGACCTCTTTTGCCGGGCTAAAACCTTTAGAGGTGGAAAATACAATTTTCGATAAGAAAGATTTTCCGTTTGAATTTGATATATCCGATATTGCAGACAACGAATCGTATGTAAGCTTGCCGGAAATAAGGGTGTCAGACTTTGACGGAAAGAACGAATGCGTACCGATATTTACGGCAAAAGGTGCTGTTTTTGTACCGTCGATTTATTTTGAACCGTTTAAGAATGATGAATACGAGCTGTATGAAAGAAAAACAAGCGAAGATGTTTCGTATCTCGTAATAAAAGTAGGTATGTTTGTTAAGGCCGTTATCGTTTTAGATTATTCAAATCTTGCTTTGCAAACAGTTACATATTTTAAGACGGTAGCAAAAGCACTTGAAAAAAGCTATCAAGAACAAGTGATTAATTCAGTAAACCAAGGCAAAGTATTAAAACATAAGAAAGACGAAAAGGAATAAAGCAATGAAAATATTTATAAGTCAGCCTATGAAAGGCTATTCAAATTTTAAAATTGAAATCATAAGAGGAAAGATTAAAGAAGCACTTAAAGAAAAGTACGGAAATGATATTGAAATTATCGACAGTTTTATAAAAGGTGCTCCGGCAAATGCTAAACCGTTATGGTATTTAGGCGAATCTATTAAAAAGCTAAGCAAAGCCGATATTGCAGTTTTTGCATATAAAGGACCTACCGTGGGCAATTATCCGGCTTTGGTAAGAGGCTGCGGCATTGAGGAAAAGTGTGCAAGAGAATATAACACCTTATGTCTTTATGTCGCATTTTATAAAAACAGTTTTCAATCGACTGCAGATATTGAACTCAGCGAACTATCAACTCAAAGACCTGATTTTGTGGAGTGATTAAATGGACTACATAACAGCATGGGACAAACTTAGTGAGTTCCCGGAAAAGCAGAAAAGCCAAATGCTTCATACTTTCAACAACCCTTATGGGTTCAGACTAAATATAAATCATCCTATGGTTACGAAAAAGTGGGAAGCTTTTAAAAAGAAAAACAATATCGGCAAATATGATATGACGGATGAGCTGAGGGAAAAGTTTGAAAATCAGTTTATGGAAAGCAAATATTATCAAAAGCTTGTGGTAGCGGAAAAGCAGAAATACGGCACAGCTTATGATTATATTTATGAGCCGCTTGTGGGTTAGGCGGTGAGAAAATGAGCAAAGATTTCAAAGCTTGCACCAAATGGTTTTTAATTTTGGCAGGCGCAATAATTATTTTTATGGAAATTTATGTAAAAAAAGCGATATAGGAGACAGGTTATGTGCTTAGGATTAGCAAACGGATATATTGAAGAAAAAGGCAACGAGATTAGGGACGGCGACAAATTTAAGCTCGTAACAAAAAGCGGTGCTTATTTATATCAAGCAAAGCCGACACCGAACGGAATTGTTCTTGTTCCTCTTTCAGAAGCTACACCCATAGGTGCGGTGCACGAAAGCGAAATTAGAAAATACGATTTCAAAAAACTCTAATCACCATATCTATATACATATTATATATAGCAAAAATTTAAGCCGGTGCAAGTCCGGCTTACGAGCTTGTATTGTATCTTAACTACTGAACGAAAATAAAGAAAGGAGCATAAAGGTGAATAAGGAAAAGCAGATTAAAAGCGGAAGATTGTTAGAGGTGAGCTATTTCCCTTGCACGGACAGTGGCAGACCTCTTGCTGAAAGAGCACCAAAAAGCAGAATCACATCAGAGCAGCAGGCGCTTTATAATGCAAAGCAATCCACCAAAAAGCTTATCAGGCTTATTAATGCTAATTTTGATACAGGAGATATCTATTTGCATTGCACGTATTCACCTGAAAATGCTCCGCAAAGTTCAGACAAAGCATACCGTGACGCTTATAATTATATCCGCCGTGTGAGATATTACCGCAGAAAGCATAAACTCCCCGAACTTAGGGCGGTTGTAATTATGGAAGAAAAAACATACAAGACAGGCAAGTATGCAGGACTTGTTAATATTCATTTTCACATATTCATGAATAATGGCGGCTTCGGCAGGGACAGAGCCGAGGATATGTGGAAATTCGGTTGGGTAAATGCAAACAGGTACAATCCTGATGTATTCGGCCCTGAAACTGCGGCAAGGTATGTATCGAAGGACCCAAAGGGCAGGAAACGTTGGTTTTCTACCCAGAATCTTAAAAAGCCGATTGAAAGAACAAAAAAGCGAATGGTGACTAACAGATATGTCAACCGCCTTGCAAAATACAAGGATGACAGAGCGTTTTGGGAAAACAAATACCCCGGTTATACATACGAGCGTGTTGAAGTATGCGAAAATGAGTATAACAGCCATACTTATGTTACCGCTATATTGTTTAAAAAGCGGAATTAAAAGGAGTTGAGCTATGTCGAATTTATATCGTGATGTCAAAGCGTGTTGTCCTTTTTACCAAACGCAGAAAAAGGAAAAAAGCGGTGCAATGTATATCAAATGCGAAAAAATAATAAGCAAAGGGTGCATTGTGCTTAGATTTCCAAGCGTACAGAGAGGCGACAAATGGCTTAACACTTATTGTAACAGCATTTCCGGTTGCAAAAACTGCGAAATGTATCAACTTATAAATCAAAAATACGAAAAATGAGGTAATCTTATGAAAACTGCTATTATTATTTTATTAGCGGCTGTTTTTGTTGCGCTTTTAGGCGTGGCTGTAGCTGCTACTTCTTTACTTATTGACAAAAAGGAACAAGAGGCATATCGAAACGGCTTTAATAAAGCTGCAGAAATGGACGCTAAAATGGCGAAAAATCAAGCAAGCAAAGCGCTTGCCCAAATGCTTCAATCCTACAGCGTTAAAGATATTATCGTGACAAAGGATAATAAGACTGTGGTTAAGTGGAATGACGGCAAAACAACTTGGGTTAAGCTCAAAGCGGGAGACGTCAACAATCCTTTTAAGGCATTTTGCTACTGCCTTTTAAAGCAAATGTATGGCGACGCCTGGAAAGAAATGTTTAAACGCCACGGTGTTGAAGATACGCAGGCGGAAAATACATACGAAGTCCACGAGGAAAAAGAATAAGCAAACGTATAAGCTCTTGCCGAGAGGCAGGGGCTTTATTTTTTTGCTTTATGGGTGTGACATTAAAGTGTTTTGAAATGATAAGGTAAATAAGAGGTGAGAACGTGAGCAAAGTCGACTGGAAAGAGCTTGAAAATGAATATGTATGCGGTGAAATGTCTTACAGAGCACTTGCAAACAAGCACAAAATAGCGCCGTCGAGGGTATCGGCGGTAGGAAAAAAGCAAAATTGGGTAAAAAAACGTGATAAATATAGGTCAAATGTGGCGCAGGCCACTTTACAAAACGCACGCACGACTGATATTAAGAATAAATCGCAAAAGCTTAATAATTTAATTGAGGCGGCGGACAAGCTTGCAGTTAAATTAAATGAAGCGTTAGACGACCCGGAGCAGCTATACCGGCAAATACTCAGAACATCAAGTGGAGCTGAATCGGTAAGAATTACTAAAAAGCTTGACACAAGAGCGTTAAAGGATTTTGCAAGCACCATTTCCACCATGAATGACACTATAAAACAACTTAATGATTTGACAGAGGATGAGGATAAAAAGAACGTTGAAATTAAGATAATAGAGGGTAAAAAAGAATGGGCGCAGTAACTCTTGACCTCGATTTTTCAAAAGTAAATCCAAAGCAAAAGCTCGCCTTAGAAGATAAGCACAAATATATCGGTTACGGTGGCGCGCGTGGCGGTGGAAAGAGTTGGTTTGTAAGAGTTAAAGCTATTCTGCTTGCCGTATTTTATGCAGGAATAAAGGTGTTAATCGTTCGACAAACTTATCCTGAACTTATGAATAACCACATTCGTGAAATGAGAAATATTTTGTATAAGATTGCAAAATATGTTGATAAGGAAAAGATATTTTATTTTCCGAACGGAAGCACAATTCAGTTTATGTACTGCCGCAATGACGCTGACCTCGACCGCTTTCAAGGTACGGAATTTGATGTTATTTTCATTGACGAAGCAACGCATTTAACAGAATACCAAATTAAAACTATAGGACTTTGTATGCGTGGTGCAAATGAATTTCCCAAAAGAATATACTTCACTACTAACCCCGGCGGAGCGTCACATCACTATTTTAAGCGAATCTTTATCGATAAAGATTATATGCCTGACGAAAACCCGGAAGATTATTCGTTTATTCAAGCACTTGTGACGGATAATATTGCGCTTATGGCAAAACAGCCTGAGTATTTGCAACAGCTTGAAAATCTACCTGAAAAGCAAAAGAGAATGTTTCTTTACGGCTTGTGGGATGTTGCAGAGGGAATGTTCTTTGAGGATTTTAGAGTTGGCACAAAAGAGCAGCAGGCCACAGGCTTATATACTCACGTGATAGAGCCGTTTGAAATTCCGCCGAATTGGACCATATATCGCTCTTTCGACTGGGGTTATCATAAACCTTTTTCAGTCGGTTGGTGGGCTGTAGACTATGACGGTGTGCTGTACAGGATAATGGAATTATATGGTTGCGTAAAGAACGAAGCAAACGAGGGCTTGCAGTGGGACCCTCAGCAAGTTTTTCAAAGAGTAAAGGAAATTGAAACAACGCATAGGTGGCTTAAGGGTAAGAACATAATCGGGATTGCCGACCCGGCAATATGGCAAAAAACAACAGGTATCAGTATTTATGACGTGGCGGCAAGAAACGGTGTTTATTTCCAAAAGGGCGATAACAACAGAATTGCCGGTTGGCAGCAGGTTCATTATAGATTCACTTTTGCTGCTAACGGCAAGCCGAGAATGTATATATTCAACACGTGTAAAAATACAATTCGTACATTGCCGACGCTTCAATATGACGAACACAAGGTTGAGGACCTTGACACAGACGGCGAGGACCATATTGCAGATGAAATCAGATATATGTGTAACAAGCTGCCGATTAAGCCGATAAAGAGTAAGCCGATTAAGGAACTTGCTGACGACCCACTTAATCAGCGTGGCGAATACAGAAGTAGTATGAACAACTACGGAATTAAGATTTATTAAGGAGCAGACAAAATGAGTAAGTACAAAAATCCTATGGACGAAAAAAACAATAAGGTTTTGAAAGAAACTGAGCAGCAGGCAGACAAGCCTATGAATAAGGCTGACAGCTTTAATCAGGCAAATGGGCTTGAAGTGCACAAAAGCGGCAAGGGCGGCGGCGAGCGATTAAAGGTAATCGGTGTTGAAGAAATAATCAAAGCACGTGAAACGCTGCAGAAATACAAGCAACAAAAGCAGTCGCTTGAAAGCAGAGTTGTAAACAACGAAGAGTGGTGGAAGATACATAATTGGGAGCAGATAAAGAAAAAGGACGCAGCGAAGGCAGATAGGGAAAATCCTAACGGTATTGAAACACCTTCTTCATCAGCGTGGCTGTTCAACTCAATTACTAATAAGATTGCCGACTTCTCAGATAATTATCCCGAAGCAAATATAAGAGCAAGGACAGGCGGCGACGTACCTGAAGCGGAAAGACTTAAGAATGTTATTCCTATGATTTTGAAGCGAAATAAATTTTACAAAACGTACATTGCAGATATATCCGAAAAAAGCAAGAGTGGTACCGGCATAACATACGTAGGTTGGAATCCGAAAAAGGACGGCATAGGCGACGTTGAAATTCAAAATATAAATATTCTTTCAATCTTTTGGCAGGGCGGTATAACGAATATTCAGAAAAGCCGAAATGTATTTACTGTTGAGCTTGTTGATACAGACCTCTTGAAGAAGCAATATCCGAGTGAGGCTGAAAATATAACAAGCGACGGTGAAGTTGATTTAAAGCAGTATTTGTATGAGGACTATATCGATACGACCGATAAGAGCCTTGTTATTGATTGGTGGTATAAAAAGGACGGCAAGCTTCACTACTGCAAATTTGTTAATAATGTTGTGCTGTTTGCGACGGAAAATGAGCCTGACGAATATCCGAACGGCTATTATGACGACGGTAATTATCCGTTTGTTTTTGACGTTATGTTCCCTATGCAGGGCACTATTGCAGGCTTTGGCTTTATTGACGTAGGCAAGCAACCGCAAGAATACATTGACAAAATGGACGCAGGAATACTCCAAAATGTATTGATGAACTCAATACCACGCTATTTCGAACGGCAAGACAGCGAGATAAACGAGGAAGAGTTCCTCGACTGGACGCAGCCGTTTGTAAAAACAAATACAAACCTCGGTCAAGATGATTTAAGGGAAATTAATGTTAGAGGACTTGACAGTGCGGTATTTACTCAGCGTGACAGCAAGATTAACGAGATTAAAGAAACAACGGCTAACCGTGATGTATCAACAGGCGGTACAACAAGTGGTGTTACTGCCGCAAGCGCTATATCAGCACTTATCGAAACAGGCTCGAAAGTAAGCAGAATGGCAATTAAGGGCACGTATGACGCTTTTGAAAATATAATCTACCTCATAATTGAGCGTATGAGACAGTTTTATGATTTGCCTCGGTATGTAAGGATAACAGGCGACGACGGCACCGACGATTTTGATACATACGATAACAGCAATTTGAAATTGCAGGAAAGGCAGACGCTTCAAGGCGATACGGCACAATATCTGCCTGAGTTTGATATTGAGGTGGCGGCGCAAAAGGCTTCACCGTACAGCAAGGCAGCACAAAATGAACTTGCGCTGCAGCTTTACAGCGCAGGGTTTTTCAATCCGCAGAATACAGACCAATCACTTGCTTGCCTTAATATTATGGATTTCGACCACAAGAGCGACGTTATAAATCAAATTAAGAAAAACGGCACATTGCTTGACGCTTTACAGCAGGCACAAATGCAATTGCAACAATTGCAGCAGGAAAACGAAAAGCTTAAGGTTATGTGCGATTTGAACATTGACAACAGCAATCTTACAGGAATGAAAGGAAAGCAGCAGGGCAGCAGTCCTGATGTAGCGCAGGCTTCAACAAGCGGCAGCGCAAATATGGAAAGCACAAAACCTGAGGGAATGCAAAGCGTAAGCACCGGCGACAAAGGCTCACTTGCCGAGCAGGCGGCGCAAAAGGCTAATGAATCGGCACAGCCGAGATAGGAGAGTAAAGAATAATGGTTGAGATTACATACAAAGAGACAAGAAACGGCTTTGAATTAAAGGCTGAGGGACATTGCAGATATGCCGAAAAAGGCAAGGACATAGCTTGCGCCGGTGTTTCTACACTTATTGTTGCACTTGCAAAAACGCTTGAAGAAAACGAAAATAAGTTAAAAATACCGGCACTAATTATTGTTGAGGACGGATATGCGCTTATATGTGCTTATCCAAAAAAGCGATATTATAAAGAAATTGCAAGCGCTTTTGAAACGGTAAAGCAGGGTGTTAGTTGGCTTTCGGAAGAGTTTGAAAAAAATGTAAAAAAGTTATTTTGAGGGTGTGACATTGAAATAACACCCTTAGGTATAATGAGGATAAAGAGCCGTGGGCTTAACCCACAGATTACAGATTCGCTGACTTAATCAGCAGGGAGCATTATTATGCAGAAATATCATATTCAGTTATTTGCCGACGGTGCGGCTACTGCAGGAGCTGACGGAGTAGGTACAACAGCTGAGGGTACGGTTGATACCAATGTTGACGGTGCGACAGGCACACAAGACGCTAAGGAAGAAAGCTTTGACGATTTAATCAAGGGCAGATACAAGCAAGATTATCAAGCTAAATTTGATAAGGCGCTTAACAAGCGTATGAGCAAAGCAAATGCGCAAATTCAAGAGGGTATAGATTTCAGAAACAAGCTTACCCCGGCACTTGAAAAATTCGCCGCTAAATACGGAATTAAAGATTCGACGGATATTGATTCGATTGTATCAGCTATTGACAACGACAATTCGATTTATGAAGAAATTGCAACCGAGAGAGGCGTTACGGTTGAGCAGGCTAAGGAGCTTATGCAGGCTGAGAGAATCATCAGGCGAGATGAAATCAGACAGCAGCAGGACGCTCAAAGAGCAGCTTTTCAAAATCAGTATAACGCTTGGTTGCAAGAAGCCGAAGAATTAAAAGAGTATTATCCGAATTTCAATTTCGAGTTGGAAAGTAAAAACGATAAATTCCGTGAATGGCTTAATCGTGGTATGAGTGTTAAGGACGCCTATGAACAAATCCATTTGCCGGAAATTCTTAGTGGTGCTATGGGTTACGCATATAATCAAAGCCGACAGGATATCGCCGACACAATGAGGGCTAATGCTAACCGTCCGATTGAAAACGGAACATCACAGCAGCAGGCCTCTAATTACAGCGGAATGTCTTTTGACAAATTAAATCAAAATCAAATCAAAGAATTATTAAATGCTGCGAGTATGGGTGAAAAAATTGACGAAAATAATTTTATGAAATATTTGTCAAAATAATATGTAATTCGCTCTTACTTTCAGCAGAAAGGGAGCATTATGAATATTATTAAATCATTAAAAAGCGCAAGTATCAGCGCAAAGAAATACAGCGCACAGCTTTTTGCTGACGCTGTACTTAACACAACCGGCGACAGCGATTTGTCACCGGGTATGAAAATCTTTTATGACACCGCATTGCTTCAAAATGTGGGTAGCCAAACATATTTTGCACAGTTTGGCAAGCAGCAGCCATTGCCGAAGCACAGAGGTAAAAAGGCTGAGTGGCGTAAATGGAATACATTTACCGTTTCAACTGTTCCGCTTCAGGAAGGTATTACACCTACAGGTGACAAGCTCGGACAGACAAGCATTGAAGCGGAAGTTCATCAGTATGGCCGTTATGCTTATGTAACAGATGTACTTAGTCTTACGCACCTTGATGATGTAATCGGCGGTGCTACCGAATTATTTGGTGACCTTGCGGCACAGACAATGGATATTGTTACACGTAACTCTGTTATGACTGAGGCTGTTAAGAATGTACTTTTCCCACGTAAGAGTGACGGCACGGCAGTTGCTTCACGTGATAAACTCGATAACACTTGTCAGCTCACACCGAGAGTTATCAATAAAGCTGTTTCAATTCTTAAGAAGAATAAAGCGCCTAAAATCAACGGCTCATATATCGGTATTATTCATCCGTCTGTTTCTTTTGACTTAAGAGACAGCAAAGGTTGGGAAGAGGCACATAAGTATTCTGCAACAAAAGAAATCTTTAATGGCGAAATCGGTGAGCTTCACGGTGTGCGTTTTGTTGAAAGCCCCAATGCTAAGGTGTATACCGATAATTGCCCGGTAGGCTACAGCGTATATTCAACTCTTATTTTCGGTAAGGACGCTTGGGGCGTTGTTAAGCCTGACGGTGCAAGCCTTAAGATGATTGTTAAGCAGGTCGGCTCAAGCGGCGCAAGCGACCCACTCGAACAGAGAGGCTCGGTAGGCTTTAAGTTTTCTACTGCTTCTGCTGTGCTATATCCTACACGACTTCTCAGCATTGAAACTGTATCAGCGGAGTTTGCAAATGATGATGAAGCTAACTAATAAAGGAGCGTGAATATTATGGCAAAAAGTAAGGCAGCCGCAGAAAATGCGGCGATTGAAGAAACCGCAGTTGTTGAAAAAACAACAGCAAAAACATATACACAGGAAGAGCTTGACGCTATTCTTGCCGAAAAGCTTAAAAAACAGAATGAGACCATAGAGGCCTTGCAGGAAAAGCCTGAATTTATTCAGGATAACCCTGAGGGCGAGGAAATGGAAATTATTAAAATTCCTATGTATCTTGGACCTAATGACGACCCAAGAGGCGAATATGTTGCAGTAAACGGAGTGGCAATGTTCGTCCCACGTGGCAAGGTTTGCAAAATCAAGAAAAAATATGCCGACAGACTTAAAATGAGCCTTAATCTCAGAGAGGTTGAGCATTCATATATAAGAGCAAATGAGGGAACTAAAGAGGTAACGCTTTAACTCTTTGTTGTAATTTTAAAGGGCAGGGAGAAATCCTTGCCCTTTGCTATTTGAGGTGAAAGAAATATGAAAACTACAATTGGCGAGGTATTAAGCTATTTTGACAATCAAGTGCCTAATCAGTATTCAGACGAGGAAAAGATAAGGTGGCTAAACGAGATAGAGGCACAGATTTATAACGATATTATAAAAACACATAGGGACGCTGACAAAATTGCATATAACGGCTACACAGTCGATACAGATATAAATACACAAATGATAGTGCCGCTCGAATACAGCGAGTTATATAGATTTTGGCTTGAAAAGAGTGTTCACTATGCTAACGGCGAAATTGACAGAATGAATAATGCTATGACAATGTTTCAAAGCTATTATGACAATTTCTATGCTGCATATAACCGAGCGCACAGACCTATAGGTGTGCACGGCTACAGATTATAAGGTGGTGAAAATATGAAATTACCGCAGTCGCTTAATGCGTATAACGTCACGAAAGAAAATATTGAAGAATTTAAGGGCTTGGACCATAACGAGCGAGCACAAAACGGTGCTTGGTATGATATGAAAAATATGACGCTTGATGATTACCCGGTTGCAAGCGTAAGAAATAAGCGTGGTATTGTGACGAGTGATTATGAAAACACGATATCAAATAATGATTTAACTATTCAAACACGCAGAGGCGCTTTTGACGCCGCTATTGTTAATGGCAAGGTTTCCCTGTTACAAAACTGTGCAATGCAGAAGGGCGGTACAGTTACTGCTGAAGGGCAAATTTTAAAGGATACGCAAAACGAAGTATATTCGTTTGTCAAAAACGATATTGAAGGTACTATTACATATCAAAACAATTTGCTTAAGGAATTTCAGGATAAGTGGTGTTTCTATGGCAGAGGTGAGCCGATATGCAACATAAACGGACGTTGGTATGAATACCGAACGAAAGACAGCATTTCCTCAAATGATATTTGCCTCGGTGCAATCATTACTACTACTGACGACGGAGCACCGTGGACGTTTCCTATGCTTGTTTCTAAAAAGGAAAGTGCAATAAAAATATATTATAACGACGCCTTTTTCGGTGAACAGATTAATTGGAACGAAACGTTTAAGGATTGCACGCATATCAAAGAATTTACAGATAGACACGGCGAAAAGTGGTTTGTAAGCCAAAATGCCGCCGCTTTTAATTTAGGTGAGAGCGAAGATAATATAAAGACTTTATGCTGCGGCAAGGCTCAGTATTTAGGTATATTCAACGATTGGACGAGTGCCGCACAGACTATTATTGACATATACAATGATGAATCAAGTGTGGAATCACAGCATTATTTTTATGTGACCGGGCTTAAAAAGGTAGTTGACAATCCGATACACGCTTTTACGGACGATGATTATAAATACTTGGATATAAAAAACAGAGTAAGTAAGTCTAAGCTTTATATGCAATTTGACGACTATCAAGACTATTATCTTTCAGAAAGCCAAATCACTAATTTTTCTGAAATGTTATTAAGCAAATGGGAAAAAGCAAAAGGAAAGCTTTATTGCGACGATATAACGGAGCTTTATCCTTATGTTAAAGAGGCAGTCAATGAATATTACGAAGCATATCAAGGCGATTATGTCAAGAAAAAGGGTCTTGAAGATTTTTATTATTCTGATAAAAACGGTGCTATCCATAAAGCTAATGGAAGAAAATTCGGCTGTTACGTTTTAAATAAACAGTATGTGGAGAGTAAATATGACATTGAAATAGTATTTGCAATAATTTTTTATAAAGAAGGCGATTTGTGGAAACATAAAATGCCTGAAAATGTCGCCATTCCGAATTATAAACTTATTGCTAATACAACACCGTTGCAATATGGCTATGTGGTTGATATATCAGGCATTGAAAAGGACGCAAACGGATATGATGTGCCGAAAAGGGGCGGGCAATTTAACTATAACCTTATTTGCGAATTTTCATCAAACATAAAAAGCGTGCTCAGTGATGATAAGAGTTGGGTTGATATAGAGGGTGAGTTATTTTCAAAAAAAGAAAACATTGAAATTATAAAAAATAAAAATGTTTATAATTTCAACACTTCTGTAATTAATCTGGATTTGGTATGCAAGCAACAAAAAGTACCGTCTGTTACCAATGTTAAAATGAGCGGTTCTGCGATAGCAGATACTCAGAACATTAAGAATATTAAAACGCTTAAGAGTGCAAATTACGGCGAGAAAAAAGCATTAATTAAGTGCGGTACTAAGATACTTGTGGTCCCGGACGGAGTGATTATAGATACCGACAGCGGCAAGGTAAGCAAGATTGCATACAAGGATACGTTTTCTGTCAATAAAGAAAATAAAATATCCTCTGTTTTATGCACATGCGACGGTGACGAAAACACTTTTAATGCAAATATTTACAGCATTAATTCAAATTCCAATTATCGAATAGTAAGCGGAACGCTTCAAAAGAAAGTCAAGCTTAATGACAACAGTACATTATGGACCGATATATCAAGCTATGTAAGCTTTTATTATAATGAGGCGGCTCGCTTCGATAAATTCAGTAAGGGCGATAATGTCGAGTTCAGTATTAAGTTTAGCGCCGATTGTCAACTTGACTTAACTAAATTCAAAAAAGGCCTTTTTGAATATGACAGTGCAACAAGGAAATTGAAAACTAATAACTACAGAATAAACAAGGTGGGTAATAATTTCATTGATTTTTCTGCACCACTTATTAATTACGAAAAGAATGAAAACGAATGGCTGACAGGATTTACTAATAACGATAAGAAATTTGATATAACTATTGAAAAGAAATTTCCTAATGTTATGCCATTCGGTTGCTTATGCGGCAACAGAGTATGGCTGTGCCAAAAAGACGGCCACGAGATATACGCCTCAGCTCTCGGCGATTATACAAATTATTATGACTTTTCAGGGCTTAACAGCGACAGTTGGGCGGCTAATGTCGGAAGCGACGGAAGATTTACAGGAATTGTAAATTATCTCGGTAATATTCTTATATTCAAAGAAGATACGCTTTATATTGTGTACGGTTCGGCACCGAGTGAGTTTTCATATACGGAAGTAAACAATTTTAAAGGTGTTGAAGAGGGCAGTGAGAGAAGCTTTGCGATTATTGATAATATTTTATATTACAAGAGCGTTTACGGCATTATTGCTTATGACGGAAGTACAACCGTTATTTCCTCGGCACTTGGCAGAGGAAAATACAAGAATGCTGTGGCAGGCGCTTGGGGCAACAAATATTACGTGTCAATGCAAAACGTCAAAACAAATGAATATGAGCTTTTCTGTTACGACACTAAAAAAGGTATGTGGACTAAGGAAACAGAAGAAAAAATATCACGCTTTATTAACGACGGTAACACGCTTTATTATGTTACAGATAAACAGGTGAAGATTGTTGACGCCGATAATGATTATGATGTGCTTGAAGATAAAATCAATTGGAGCGTTGAGACAGGCGTTTACGGATATTCGTATCCAAATCAAAAATATGTTTCACGTTTTCAGCTAAGAATGTATTTGGCACAGGGCGCAAAGGCAAGATTTTATATTCAATATAACAGCTCAGGCAAATGGGAAAGCTGCGGCAGAGAAATAATAGGACGTGGCATTAATTCTTTTGTTTTCCCTATCAGACCACGCAGGTGCGACCACATGAAATTCAAAATTGAGGGCGAGGGCGAATGTAAAATTTACTCTCTTACAAAATGTTTAGAGGTAGGTGGCGAATTATGAAATTGCCGATTATAAGTAAAATGAGCGCAACATGCAATTTGCCATACGTTGTGAATTATATTGAGCAGCTTGTTAATAAACTGCAGAGGTATATAGACAGCAACAGAGGTAATGCAAACGAGGCAAAATATGTAGTTGATATAGTTGCAACAACGCATTTAATTACAGTTAAATACAGCGACCAAACGACAAAGGAATATGAAATATAGGACGGTGAGGATATATGTCAAAGAAAACACCAAAATATAAGGCTAAAACGATTGATACGTCAGGATATAACAACGAGCTGACTGCGGCACAAAATGCGCTTACGGCGATAGGCAATTTTAATTATAACGACGCCGCTGGATATAAAGAAAGGTCCGAAAACGCTTTTAATGATTGGAATGACCTTTACAGCGGACAGGGAAAAGCAAACTTTGACGCTTCGCAGCAAAAGCTTCAAACCACGGTTGATGATTTGTTCGACCAAATAATGAATTACGGCGATTTTAGTTACGACCAGGAAAAAGACCAACTTTTCCAAATATATAAGCAACAGTATTTATCGGCAGGTGCCGGCGCAATGAAAAATCAGCTTGCAGCAGCTTCTGCAAATACAGGCGGATATAACAACAGTTATGCTCAGCAATCAGCGCAGCAGGCATACAACAATACAATGAGTGGACTGAGCGATAAGGCAATTGAACTTAGAGCAAATGCTCTTACTAATTGGCAAAACGAATACAACCAAATACAAGACAGATATAATCTTGTAAACAACCAAAAGGCGGCAGAAGAAAGCAGTTATTATAACAAACTTAATGCGGCAAATAATGCATATAACGTATTTAATACCGCATATAAAGATGATTACAACAATCAATACGGCTTGTGGAGCGATAACAGGAATGCAGCGCAGACAAGAGTTAATAACGCACAGAGCCAGGTTAATTGGGCTAATGATTACAATGCTAATGAAATTAATAAAACAAATACGCTTAATCAGCAAGCAACCCAGGCAGACCAACAGCTTTCCGAAACAAGACGTCATAATAATAAAATGGAAACAATTGCTAAGAAAAAATCAAGAGGAAAGTAGGTGCAATTATGGCTATATCAAACAACACAAGAAGCAAATACGAGCAATATAATACTCCTTATGCCGAAACAGAGGAGCAAAAGCGACAGAGAGAGGCTGCTCAACAGTTGGCGTATTCTCAGCCGAATAATGCACCGAATAATTACGCACAGCAAATGCAAGAAATGTATAACAAAGTTGCAAGCAAAGGTGCTTTTTCCTATGACAAAGCAAATGACAAAGCATATCAGCAGTGGGCGGAACTATATCGGCAGCTCGGCGGTTTATCCACGGCGGCGACACAGCAAGCGGCGGAGAATTTAACGGCAGGATATGGCTCAACATACGCACCGCAGGTTGCCGCTCAAACGGATAATGCGTATCAGGCAAATGTTGACGCTGCTTTGCCTGCGTTTTATCAGCAATCCCAGGAAGAATGGTACGCACAAAAACAAAACGATTTGGCAGCATATCAGGCAGCTATTGAGGGATTCAAAAATATTGAGAACAGCAATGCAAACCGCAACAATGCCTGGGCTGATATCGCCGGTGCTGCAGCAGGCAGGTCAAATCAGGAGAACGCTAATGCCATTAATCAATATACGGATAACAGAGACTTTTGGCTTGACCAATATTGGAAAGAGCAAAACGCAGCAAATGAAGCCGCAGAAACAAACAGTGAGCGTTATTGGAACGATAACAGCCTTAAAGAAAACAGCAGACAATTTAAGGCTCAGCTTAAGGAAGATACGAAACAGAATAAGCGAGATGAATATTGGTCTATGAACGAGGTTAATGTTTCTATCGCCGCCGACAAAGCGGACAGCTACCGTGACAAAAAGGATAACAAGGGAATGAAAGCATATCTTCAAGCCCAGGTTAAGAAAGGTAACATTACTCAGTATCAGGCAGACGCTATTTATAAGCAATACAAATATACTCCACCTAAGAGCAGCGGTGGCTCAGGCGGCAGGCGGTCAAGCGGAAGTTCAAGTTATTCGCATACTGCTAATGATAAAACGGAATATAGCAAAGATACTGCTTCAATTCCAAAAGATTTAGATTCAAAAGCAAAGCAAAAACAAGAAAAGCTTAAAATTCCTAATGGTATGTTACAACAAATAGGCAGTAATTCAACTGACTATGGCAGAGTAAATGCAATTAAATCATTAAAGGATAAAAAGGTAATAAACGATAAACAAGAGGCGTGGCTTTTAGACCACTATAATCTTATGTAAGGAGAAAACAATGGCTGTTGATTATGAAAAATTAAGAAAAAAAGCTAAAAAGCGTGATGAAGAAAAGCAGAAAAAGGACGCATACGAATACTCTCGTTCTATGTATGAGGGTGCAAAGAAGAATCGTAGCAATGTATCTGCAAATACGTATAAGCTTTATTATGATGATTATATTAAAAACACTAAAGCCTATAAAAACGAGCAAAAGAAAGGAATTAATGACGAGAGAAAAAGCCAGCTTAAGGCTGTATTAAATATGATTAATCCTCTTGACAGCGTTTCCGCTTCCGAGGCAAAGAAAAATTATAAATCTGCTCAAAAGGAAAAAGAGAAAAAGCAGAGCGCATACGATAAGCTTAAGGAAGAGTATGAGGCATTGAACGGCAGTAAGCAAAAGAAAAATTTACTTATGAGTGAAATAGGCAAAGTCGGCGAGACTTTGTACGGAAATCCGTATGACGCTGAGCGAAAAAATGAAGTCAAGCAGATTTATAATAAATCTAAGCAAGAGGCTTATGAGCAACAGGCATACGATGCTGACATTAAGCAAAAAGCAAGAGAAGAAACAGCAGCTAAAAACAAGAGCGCTTTAAGCAAAGATAAGGAAATATCAAAAAAAGCAGAGCAGGCGTACAAATTTAAAAACGCAATTGTCGAGAAAAACAAGGCTTCGGGTGCTGATGATATGAGCAGTGCTATGCTTAATGCTATGGGTGTAGGCTCAAAGGGTCAAAATGACGTCGACTATAGCAAAAAATATAATGATTCACTCAAAGAACTTCAAAGCCTTATTAACAAGAAAGGATATAAGGATATCAAGGCAGAGGACTTGATTGATTATTATGTTGCTAATAAAAACAATGAGCAGCAGGCAAAGGTTATAAAAGGCGCTGAAAAAGCGGCACAGGAGCACCCGGTTATAATGCAGGCGGCAAGAACGCTTACTTCCCCTTTAAGAGCGCAGGCGAATATAGCAAATACCATTGATATGGCAGTGAACGGTAAAAGCAGTATTAACGGCACAGCGGACTTTATTACGAATGCAGCGTACGGCACACGAAAAGGACTTGAAGATAAGGCGGCAAATGACGGACTTATCAATCTTGCCGGAAAGAAAATAGGCCCTATAAGCGTCAATAAGAATAATGAAATTGAAATTCTCGGCAACAATATGGGTAATGTTAATGCGGCGCTATATGATAACATAGACCAAATGGCGGAAAATGTTTACAATTCATTACTTTTTGGCGGTGGAATAACAGGCGGTATTACCGCTTCGGGTAAGGCAGAAAAGGCAAAACAAGCACTTATTAACGGCGTATTCAGTACGGCGGCTATGGGTGATGATATGTCTTCACAGCTTGCAAGCGGAAGTTCTTCAGGCGAAACGATTAAAAGCAGCGTGAAAAGCGCATTAATTAATTTTCTTACCGAAATGGTTGGCGCTCCGCTTGAATGGGCAGACGTAAAAGGAAACAGCACATTCGGTAAAATTCTTGTGAGCGGACTTAATGAGGGCACAGAGGAAATTATCGGTAATGTCGTTGACAGAACATACGACCAAATTACACAGGGACAATTAAGCGAGCTTTCGCAGCTTAAAAGAAGCTATCTTGAACAAGGTTTGAGCGAACAAGAGGCAGACAAAGAGGTTGTTAAGTCTATGCTTGCCGAGGATATCTTCGCCGCCTTGCAGGCAGGCTTTGCCGGTGCTGTTATGTCAGGCAGCGAAATTGCACCGAACAAGATTATTGAAAGCGCACAAAATAATATCGATAATAAAAAGCTCGGCGCAGAAGCAAAAGCACAAAGCAACAGCGATATTCAGGCGATTATAGACGAGGGACTTTCAAAGAATAAAAACAGCAAGGCATATAAGTATGCCGAGGAATTGCAGGCAAAGGTTAAGAAAAGTCAAGCAAAAGGTGATGTACTTGCCGGCACTTCTATTTATGATGAAGCTGATTACAGTAAGCTTAATGAAAAAAGGCTCGGACAGCTTCAATCAGAGATAGTGAAAGAGGGGTTCAAGGAAAACATTGCCACGGCAATTGAGGGCGAAAAAAACGAGGACAGAATAAATAAGGCCATAAGCAAAATGGTTAATGGCTTTGAATTGAGCCGATATGATGTCAAGGTGATTAAGGATAGTGAAAAAGCTATTAATGCCATAAATGAACAGTTCGGCTCAGACTTTACCGAAAAAGATATCAGCAACGATTCGCTTGAAGCATTGTCGGCTAAGCTTAAGAACGGCTATACAGATTATAGCTTTACTTATGGCGGCTACAGCAAGTATCAGCAAAGGGCAGAGAACGCTCAAAATGCTGTTTTAGAGGAAAACACACCAAACGTATCGGAATATACACAAAAGCCTGTAGAAACGTTCACAGCAGAACAACAGAGTAACAATCCTAAATATAATGTTAATGCTGTTGCTATTACGGCAGACGGAAATCAAGCGGAGGTAAAAATCTATGGCAAGCACCCATTCGAGGTCAGCGCCGACCGCAGTAATTTCAAGGTTAAAACCTCAGCCGGCGACATTGATTACAACAATATTTCGTTCAAAAATCAAACGCAGCAGGTCCTGACAAATGAAATTATAAATAAAAACTTCGGTAACTCCGGGGCAAATGCCGTTTATGTCAATTTTGACCCGAATAATTTAAAGGGCGCAAGTGTGAGCACGTATGTATCTCAGGCGAAAATGCTTTATGATTTGGGCGTTGCAAAGCCTGATGTGTCGTTTAACGAATTCGTTATGAGAAACCCGGCTTTTTATTCTGCCGTTAAATTCCTCGGCGATAAGGCGATTAATATTTACCGTTCGGGACAAACAGACGCTAAAAGTTATGACACTTATATCGAGGAGCAGAGGAAAAATAAAAAATCACCTACAAAAACCACAAGGCATATTGAAGGTGAATACAAGAATATTTCTGACAGCGACAGTACGATTGATGATGTCTTTACCGAGGTCGCAAGGAAAACAAGAGTGGATATTGAAAGACACTCCGACGGCAGACAGGGCGGAAACGGTCAGTTTATTCCGTCACTTGCTAAAATTATCATTAATGCAGACGGCAGCGGTGAGTATAATGCGCTTATTCACGAGCTTGGCGAGTTTGGGCTTGCTTATAATGAGCAGGAATACAAAAACGTGCAGTCTGCTATTCGTGATTGGTATGTCAGCTACAAGGGCGCAGATAATTTTAACTCTCTTGTTGACGCTTATATCGATACATATACTAAGGCTGAGGGGTCAAAAACAAGAGCTGAGGCAATAGACGAGCTTACCAACGACGCTGTATCGGGTCTTTTCTCTACAGATGAGGGCGTTGAGCAGTTTGCAAAGTGGCTTAGTGACAACAAAACCGAGGCTGAAAAGAAAAGCATTATTGAAACAATCGCAGATTTCCTTAAGTCTGTTATTGAGAAAATTAAAAATGTGATTGCTACTTCTAATTTGCAGACGGCTGCAAGGAACGCTATGGAAATGGAGCAAAAGAGAGCCGACCATATCCGCAAACAGTTTCTTGATATGCTTGATAATGCAAGCAATAATCTTTATAACGGTACCGAGGTTGATGAAAACACTAAAAATTCTGTAACTCTCGGTAAATTTGCTGATGTTGATATTAATTCTAACGAGAAATTAGAAAAGTATGGTATACCAAATACAGCAAGAACCCTTAATGATTTTGTATATATTCAAAAGAAAGTTTTAACAGCACTTAATAATGAAAACTTCTTTAATCAAAATAACAAAAATATAGTTGTAAATGCCGATACGGATATTGTTGTTTCAATAACTAAAAACGGAATCAGAGAAACATTATCTACAGAAAAGCGATATGTAAAATTGCCACGTAAAATTAAAATCGCAAAAATTGCCGTTATTGATAATTTACCGGATATGATTAGATATGCAGAGGTGGTTAATGAAAATGAAAAAAACTACCACTCAAAAGAGGGTAGTCCATTTTTAGTACTTAGTCATCCTGCAATAGTTGACGGTGAAAATTATAATGTGGAAATAAAAATAAAGAAAACTCCTGTTGAAAATAAATTTTATATTCACAATATGAATTTGCAAAATAAAAACGAGACAGTCGCATTAAACGCAAAGGACAAAATATCCAGAGCTCATAATAACAACGAACTGTCTCGCACAGATAATATAGCAAATAATGCTTCAAATGTCAATAATAATGAAACAAAATTTTCACTTGATATACCTATTGAGGAAGCAAAGGAACTTGTTGCAATTCATAATACTACCGAAAGTAAACTGCTCAGTGCATTAGAACTCGGTGGTTTACCAAGTCCGTCGATAGCAATAATGAAAGCACAAAATATCAGCGCAAATAATGAATTTGGCGATATTTCACTTGTTTTTGATAAAAAGACTATTGACCCACAAGAAAGTAATGCAAATAAGGTTTATTCTTCTGACGCTTATACTCCGATATCAGTTAAAGCCGAACACAAACTTAATGAAAAGAAAGCATGGGATTTATATAGCAAAATAAACAATCTTGTAAAGCAAAAACTTGCATATAAGCCTAATGCTTCATTATTTCATCCTGATAATTTCAAAGACCAAGTTGACAGCGCAGGAAGTATTGCCGAATTAGTTAATAAGTATAAAAATGATTATGCTTTTAAGGAGCTATATTTGGCAGACAAGTCTGAGCCGGTTAGAGATATTGTTCAAAGAGAAAAGAAAACAACTCTTACAAGCGAAGATACTGACGTTTTCGATTTCCTTAATGACAATATAAAAGATACGCTTCAGGAAATTGAGAACAAACCGTTGCTTCCGAGCAAATTATGGGTTGAAAGATACGATAGCAAGATAAAGCAATCAATCGCCGATTATTATAAATCCTTAATTCCCGGTATAAGTGATGAGAACATAGATAACATTTTCAACAATTCGGATGAAATTAAGACGGCGTTTCAAAGAAAAGCTTTTGTGAAAAAGGCTATTGATTATTTGAAAAACGGAGCTGAAAAAATTGAACTCGTTTCAGATGATGAGGCAACACATAATCTTATTGATAATAAAATTAATCAAAAGGAATATGAAAGCTGGCTTAATGATTTATTTGACGGTGTTGTAGAGAAAAAGGGTATTTGGAAAGGCAATGACCCTTTTACAGAATCCGGTAATCGAAAGAATTGGGAAAGTCTGTATTGGGATTATAACCTTGAAAATATCGTTAAGGCAATGAATAATCAAAATGCTCAGGGCGGTAATTTTCTCGTCAGCAATATAATCGGTGGCTCGGCAAAGAAATATAACAATCTTGATGAAGTGAGAAATGATAAATCACGACTTCAAAATATTAATGATGAAGAATACAATCAAATACGTAATAATCTTTATAAAAGATTTCAAGAAATCGCCCAAAGTATGACAAAAAACGATAACCCATTTGCTGTGGCTGATATTATCGTTGACGGCGTTGCAAAAACAGAAACAAAATCAGGGCTTGCAAATTATTTGAAAACCGAGCTTAAAGGCTGGGCTAATTACAGTGATATGGCGGTTGATGATATTTGGACCCTTGTTAATGATATTCGTGCATTGCCAACGAGTTATTTTGAAGCAAAACCGCAAAGAGCCGTTTATTTTAACGAAGTATATACTGCTGTTATTCCTGACAATGCAAGTCAAAAGTTGAAAAATGCATTAAAAAATGCAGGCGTTTCGTATGCAGAATATAAAGCAAATAACGAGCAGAGCCGACTTGATGTTGTTAATTCGCTTGAAGATATTAGATTTTCTCGTGATGTTAATATTGACGAGTTTGACGAAAGGGAATATACTAATGTTAAGCTATCAAAAGCAGAGTATAATAAGCTTTATTCCGAGGCATTAACATGGGATTCTGACAAAGTCGGTAAAGTATGTCATAAATATCTTGGCGGAATGCATTATTGTTATGTGTTTGATAATGATTATAATTTGATTGTTTTAGATAAAGATGTATCAAAGAATATACATGAAAGAAGGGATATAAATAATGTTAACTCAGATAGAAGAAATATTAGTGGCAGATATGAAATATTTGAAGATTTCGACGGATACAATAATAGCAGTATTAGATATGTTGAAAACAGAAGAACAACAACAAACAATGATAAACTCGATAAAGAGAAGATACAACGAGAAAGGGACGGTTACGGAAGAGGAAATTTTGAAGATGTTAATTATGATAAGACATCCGAAGAAAAATACTCAAGAGATGTAGACTATGCCGAGTACGCAGAACTTAAGCGTGAAAACAAGCACCTTAAGGAAATTAACGAGGTTTTAAAACACCAATTTGAGCTTACTAACGGCAGAGAGGTAAGCACAAACTCGTTATTAATTGCGGCAAGAAAAATCATTAAGCTTACGCCTACACGTATGACAGGCGTTGACGTGGCAAAGGAAATGAAAAGCTGGCACACGCTCGACACTTCTCAGCAATTCTTTAACGCTGCATACGACCTTGCAAACAAGCTTGTTGAAAACGAAAAGCAGATTAAGTATCAGCCTACGCAGGAAGAACAGGAAATGCTTGATTATTTGAAAAACACAGAGATTAAGCTATCCGATAAGCAAAAGGAAGAGGTTTCGTATTATTTCGGTACTTACGGCAAGTATAAGAATGCGGCAAGAGGAAAGATTAACATTACCGAAAATGGTATACCGCTTGACGATTTGGCTAATGAAATGGAAGAATTATTCGGCGGATTAATGCCGAGTGACAATTCGCAGGATATGCCGATTGCGCTTCTTGATATGGTTAATACTTATAAGGATAAGGTTATTGAAAACGATTACGGCTACAGCAAGGAAGAATATCTCGAAAGCCTTGCTAATGATATTCTTTCTTATTATTTCAAGACTAATCTTTATGAGACCAAGGCAGATAAAAACGAAAAGCGCTTTTTAAAAGCAAGGTCGAAATATGCTCAGCAAATAAGCAACTATCAAAAGCTGCTCGCTGACGAAAAAGCAAAGCATAAAAAGGAATTTTCTGAATTTCGCAAAGAGCAGATAAGAAAAAATCAAGATTATAGGTCGAACTTATATAGAGATACAGTTGAGTATAAGGCTGAATATAGGCAAAAGCAGAAAGAAAAGCGTGAGCGCAGTCTGCTTTATAAGAGCTTTCAAAAAAGCACAATTAGACTTGCACAGCTTGCAAAGCAGGATAAGAAAAATCATATTCCTAATAATATTGTCGAAGCAGTCAAAGGAATAGTAAATGTTATATCATTCGGTACTAAGCTTGATGATAAAATATATTCAAAGCTTTATGCACTCGACCGCAGTTTTAAATCGCTGAATAATAATGACGATTACGAAAAGGTGACCGAAGCATATAACGGATATATCAAAAACTATATTGAACAGTTGCAAACAATGATTGGTGACAGGAATGCTAATCAATTGACACTTGACGAGCTTAAAATGGTGGATGACCTTGTTCGCACAACTGTTCAAGTGTGCAATAATGTTAATAAGATATTCTATTCCGAAAGAAATAAAACTATCGAACAGAGTGTTTCTAAGGTTGAGGAAGAACTTAAACAGGTAAATGCAAAGTATAAGATAGACAAGGGTATTATTGATTCAATTAAATACGGCTCTATGAAACCGGAATACTTTTTTGAATATCTTGGCAGTGATGAGTTGCTTAAACTTTACCGTGATGTCAGAAAAGGTGAGGACACATGGGCGGTTACGATAGACAACAGCAAAAATTACGCTGATGATGTCAGAGAAAAATACGACTGGAAAAGCTGGGACAGGAAGAAACGTTATGATATAACAACTTCATTAGGCGACAAGCTTAATTTAAACCTTGAACAGCTAATGGCGATATATGCAATGAGCAATCGAAAGCAAACGCTTAATCATATTATCCATGGCGGTATTGTAGTGACTGATAAGCCTAAAAGTGCTATCCAAACGCTTAAGGATAAAAGCTCAAAGTTGAATGACAGTTTAACTCACAGGCTCAGTTATTCGGATATATCAAAAATCAGGTCAATGCTAAGCGACGAACAAAGGAATTATGTTCGGGATATGGTTAAATATCTTTCAACCGATATGGCGGAAAAGGGCAACGAGATATCAAGACGGCTATATGACGTTGAACTTTTTAAGGAAGAAAATTATTATCCTGCACGTACCGCTAAAAACTACATGCACAGAAGCAGCATGGAAACTATTGGCGCTAAAAAAATCATTAATTCAGGTTTTACTAATGCGATTGTTGAAAAAGCAAAAAATCCGCTTTTGCTTGAAGAATTTGACAACGTGTGGGCGAGCCACGTTGATGAAATGGCAAGCTATAATGCCTTTGCTTTGCCGCTTGAAAATTTCGACCGGGTTTATAATTATCATTCGAGCAACGGCGACGAGTTTAGTTCTATCAGAACTTTGGTGGAAAATGCATACGGCAAAAAGGCAACAGGATATATAAGCGATTTGCTTGAGGACCTTAACGGCGGTGTCGTGCATGAAGCAGGCTCGGATATCGTTGATAAACTTACAAGTATGTTCAAAAAAAATGCTGTTTTTGCTTCCGCTTCCGTTGCAATTCAGCAGCCGTCGGCAATAGGCAGAGCGTTATCAATCATTGACCCGAAGTATTTTCTGACAACTCATGGTAGCTATAAAAAGGGCGCTTATGAAGAAATAAAAAAATATGCTCCTGTTGCTATTATTAAGGAAATGGGATATTTTGACACAAACATGGCTCAAAGTACGGTTGATTATCTTAACAATGTTGATTATAAGGGCTTGGAAAAAGTTCCTGCATTTTTTAAGGACGGAGCGTTTCGTGACGAGGTATTTGGATATACGGCTTCCAAGGCTGATGAAATAACCTGGTCTCACATTTGGAATGCCTGCAAGGCGGAAGCAAAGGACAAATATCCTAATTTATCAACAGAGGAAAGTTTGCAAAAGGCAGGCGAACGATTTACTGAGGTTATAACAAAAACACAGGTATATGATTCGGTATTTTCTCGTTCTGCCCTTATGCGTTCAAAAAACGGTGCGGTAAAAATGGCAACGGCATTTATGGCAGAGCCGACTACTTCCCTTAATATGCTTTTCAATGCAGCCGTTCAGGCAAAGCGTGGAAAGTTTAGCAAGGGAAAAGCTACGAGAATTGTTGCTTCACTTGTTATTGCAAGTGTTATAAACGCTCTTCTTCAATCAATTGTAACCGCCGCACGTAATGATGATGACGACAAGACCTATCTTGAAGCATATTTGGCAGAACTTATCCCTAACTTTATTGACAATGCTAACCCGGTAAATCAGATTGCGTTCGTTAAGGATGTTGCAAATATTTTTAAAGGCTATGATGTTACAAGAGCCGACATGGACAGTGTGGGCGATTTGGTTAGTGCGGTAAAAAATCTTTGGAGTGACAACTTGACACCATGGAAAAAGGTACAGAATATTGCGGGTGCACTTGGCACATTTATTGGGTGGCCTATTGAAAATGTCATGAGAGATGTTCGAAGCGTTTATAATATGGTACATAAGGGACTGACGATTGGTCTTGGGGTAAATAAATCAGCTCTCAAATCAGCTACTATGGACGGTATCAAAGAATCATTGGTTACTGATGATGTGCTTGCCGTATTCGGCCTTGACCTATTTCCCGAAAAGGATAAGCAACAAATGATATATGAGGCAATTATGGACGGCAACAATGACATGTATAAGCGCATTGCCGATAATGTTTCTAATCCCGATAATTATATCAAGAAGGGATTGATAGAAAATGACGAGCGAGTTGCTAAAGCAGGCCTTGCATATCTTGACGGAGATATTGGCACGGCAATTAATACCGCTAAAGAGCTTGAAAGCGACGGTTTTGATTACGAACTTGCCTATAAAGCAATTAAAGCCTACTCTTCCGAAATTCAAAAGGCAGCAGGATATAAGGCAGACAGCGACGACAAAAAATATAAGCAATCGCTTGAAACGCTTATATCAAGCGGAACGGATAAGGAAACTGTTGAAAAAGCAATTGATACGGTCGAGATTGACGAGGAGCAGGACAGTAAAGACATTAAGTTCTTTACAAATAATGACCTTGCAACTGCGATTTATAAAAATGACTTAAGTACATTGAAAGAAATGGTGGAAAAAAACAAACAGGTTGACATTTCAAATGGAAAGAGTAAAGAGGAAGCCGAAGATAGTGCTCAAAATTCAATTAAATCTGCTCTTGTTAAAGGAAAAAAGGAAATTGCTCAAGCAGGAATAGATTATTCTGATAACAATATAAAAGCAATGATTGATGTCGCTGATGAGTTGGAAAATAATTATGAATATACAACTGTTATTAAGGCAATAAAAAGCTATTATTCAACAATGAAATCGGCTAAAGAAGCATTGGACGATAAGGACGATGATACATATAATCAAAAGCTCAAAGAACTTATTGCAAGCGGAATGGATAAGTCGACGGTTGAATCAGCTATAAAGAAAATAGTTGTAACAGATAGTGACAGCCAAAATGAAAGTCAATTGTTTAATGAGGATGATTTGAGTGCAGCAATAGAAAGCGGTGATAATAATACTTTGAATAAAGTTTGCGAAAATATAAAAAATGTATATATTGCAAACGGAAGCAGCAAAGATGAAGCTGAAGAAAAGCTTCAAAAAAAAATCAAAAAAGCAAAGTACGGAAAAAGAAAAACAACAAATGTTTTGAATGCTAATAACACTCAACAAATTCGGTCATATATTAATGAAAAAGTTAATTCTTATGTTGATAGTGGAAAAAGTGTAAAGCAAAGTGCAAATTACACTCGAAAATCGATAGACGGAATTTTAGAGTTGCGGTATAAAAAGGGAAATGCTGACAAAAAAGCGGATGTTTTAACAATTATGGTTAAAACAGGATTATATGGAGATAGAAGAGCTGCAAAGCAATATGCAGACGAACATTATCTCAAATAATTAACGGCGAGGGTGTGACAAACACCCTCGTTCTTTTTGTATAATTATTTCAAGAGGTGATTATATGGAAAAACAAGTTTATCGAAAATCTCTTGATTTGCAGAAAAGCGGCGCACAATGGAGCATAGACGTTAAGCTTAATGATGTTAATTCAAGAAGGATAGTTATATCCCTTACCGACGGCGGAAAAGCCTTTATACTTGGCGGTGATATGATTGCTACAATATATGGCAAAAAGACTGACGGTAATGTGATATATAAGGATTGCACTATTGAAAACGGAATGGCTATTGTTGACGTCGAAAAGCAGCTTATTACGGCAGCAGGTACTGTTGAGTGTGAATTGAGGATATACGATTCAAATGCAGCAGGCGCTCAGCTTTTAACAACACCGAGATTTAATATAGAGGTGTATGACGTGCTAAGTGACGAAAATAGGATAACCTCAACGTCTGATTATTCGGCGCTTGCGAGTGAAACGGTTAAATCCAAAGAGGCTACTAAGCGAGCTAATGATATATCCGAAATGCTTGAAACAAAGCTTGCGAACGGCGAACTAAAAGGTGAAAAAGGCGACAAGGGTAATGACGGCGCACCGGGTACAAAAGGTGACACAGGTCCGCAAGGTGAACAAGGACCCAAGGGTGACACAGGAATACAAGGGCCGCAAGGCGTTCCCGGTCCGAAAGGAGAAAAGGGAGAACAAGGCTCATCCGAAAAGTGGGAGTTGGCAGTAGATACTACGGTGCAAGAGGAAGTAAATAAAATCGAATATGAAATAAAAAACGCAGTTGAAGTGCATATAGAAATTACCAACGATGATCTTATACAGATAAACCATTCTACAAGTGGTTTTCTACGCTCAATACTTTGGGGCGCAAATAACATATATGTTGATAAATTGTCATCACACGTTCTTTCTGTTATTCACGCACAGAAAATGAACGAAGATGTAATTGTGAACTACAGTTATTCGGGAATAAAGAGCAGCCAAAAAGCAATTAGATACGGAGCGATGCAGGCTTTTCAAGCGGTTGATGATACAATCGGGATTTATTTTGATGTTGACACTTCGGTATTTAATTCCGGAACGAGAATACGCATTTGGGCTAAAAGGAGAGTGGCAGCAAATGAGTAGAGCATTAATTAATGGTGAATATCTTGATGTCGAAGATGAAATCTTTACACCTGACCCACAGGCTGAAATTCAAGCACTAAAGCAGGAGCTTGCAAGCTATGATTACATAGGCGTGAAAATTGCTATGGGAGTTGCAACTGTAGAAGAATATCAAGAGCAGATAGCCTACACGGAAAAACTCCGTGCAAAAATCAGAGAGTTGGAGGGCACAGAATGAGTGATTTAGTATATTTTCACAAATCAAAACTCGACGCCCTCGCAGATAAAATCAACGAAAAATGCGGGGGGATAGAGCCTTTGCTCTCTGCCGATAATTGGCGAGAAGTTACGCCTGAGGCAAAGGCAGAAATCGAAAAACAACAGCAAGCCGAGGTGATGATATGACAACAACAATAATCACTACCGTTATTTCTTCGCTTACAGCAGCTTGCGTAAGTGGTTTAATCGTATATGTTAAAGGCGTACACAAGAAAGATACGGCAATTAAAGAGGGTATGCTTTCTTTGCTTCGTGCCGAGATAATCAGACAGCACGACAAATACACTCAAAGGCAATATTGCCCCATTTATGCTAAAGATGCCTTAACAAAGGCTTATGCTGCTTATCATTCGCTTGGCGGAAACGGAACAATAACTAAAATCTATAATGAAACTATGCAACTGCCTGAAACGGCAGAGGAGGTAAAACAATGAAAACATTATGTATATCGCTTATTATCGTTGCGCTGCTTATTTTAGCAGTACAAATTATTACGGAAATTATCAAATCCGTATTTAAGGATAAGGAAAATATCGCTTATAATTTGATTGTATTCGGTGTTTCCTTATTCTTAACACTCGTAACAGTCATTGCGGCAAGTCAGATTGTACCGTTCAAGCTTGTTTGGTATATCATTGTCGGCGCAATTGTCGGCTCGTTCTTTATTGCTTACGGTGCAATGTATGGCTACGATAAGCTTTTTAAACGAGTATTTGAATCAGTTAAGAATGCAATTAAATCATTTTTGGAAATTGAGGAAGAGGTGAAGAATAATGAAAAGAAATAA